ATATGTGTCTCCTAAACGCCGACCCGAACCTAATCAGATCGTGCTATGTGTTACGTGGCGTAGCCACTTTGTGTCGATATCTGCTAGATAGTGCTAGTCCGAGGACCATACAATACGTAGCATTACTAGGTATTAGTGCTTCAATGAGACGTGCGATCATTTCTCAGTCGCCGTTATCCTGTCACTTTCTACCTAGGCGGTGCATTTCTAGCCTGTCGCACCATCGCCGCGCCTTTGACCTATTCGCGGATAGGGTCGAGAGGGTTAGCCTAGGGAATCCGTCCCCGCTGTCTCTCGATGCCCCCTTCTAGCCTCCCAATCCTTAACATTTCGTTAACACCCTCAATGTAATGACACTAAGTATAACTACGTACCATGTCCTGGGCTTTCTGTCCTACGTGTGAGGTGATGATATAACGTATCATAGGGTAGGGGGGGGGTGAGACGGGGAGGATGTATGCGTATATTTATGGCTGCCTAAATGATTTTTAAAAAATTTGAAATAGAAGATATCCTAAATTGCCCTCAGAGGGGCCTTACAGCGCTTTCAGGTATAAAGAGGTAGGCGAGGTAGGCTAAACACAGCCTTTTCGCTGTAGCATGCCTTAGAATGGATTCTAGCAGCTAATAAAGACTTGACAAAGGCCTCGACAAGCTCGGCCCTAGTAAGCTACACTAGGAGCGCCCTCGTATAGCCCGAGGACTGTGAGAAAGAAACTCAACACACCCCTTATTTTCTTTATACTTACTTAGTTATATTCTTTTAGTTATATTCTTTTAATATTACATTCTTTACAAACATTCTATATATAACATTATATATAAGAATATATTATATGGTAAATTAACAAAAAAGTCAACAACTTTTCCTCTTCTTTGTCATATTTGTCAGTACAACCCCCCAGTGGGAAGCTGGGGCGGCCCTCAAAACAACTATTTTTACATGTTTTTACGATTTTTCTTGACTTCTGCCTCTGAAAATGTTATAATATGTATATAAGGTACAGACCTCTGAAAGGCAGACATGGTAACTCTTCCAAACACAAAGGCCCGACAGAGGGCTCAAGCAAAATACAACTCCAAGCCAGAGCAGATCAAGAAAAGGGCAGAGCGTAACAAGGCTCGTGCCGCTATGGTCAAGGCCGGTAAGGTACACAAAGGCGACGGCAAGGACGTTGACCACAAGAAGCCCCTCGCTAAAGGTGGCTCTAACTCCACTTCCAATCTGCGAGTACGGAGCAAATCCTCTAACCGCTCCTTCGCTAGGACTAAATCAGCAGGAATGAAATGACTAAAGCTGAAAAGGCAAGGATGGCTGAGCTTAAGACTATGCTTGCTCCTAAGCAGCTCATCTTCTGTGAACAATACTACGCCAACTCCTTCCGTGGTGCCGAGGCTATCCTAAAGGCTGGCTATCGTACCAAGTACCCCGAGAAGATGGCATGGGAGCTCATCAACAAGAAGCCCCTCGTTAAGGAATACCTTGACCTCATGGAGAAGGAAAGGGCCGAGAAGAGCTCCCTTTCTGTCGATTACGTAGTCAAGAAACTGATCAAGAATGTAGACAGGGCTGAGGCAGACAATAACCTCTCTGTCGCTATGCGTGGCCTAGAGCTTCTGGCTCGTCATCTGGGTATGTTCATTGATCGTCAGGAAATCACTGGCAAGGACGGTGAAGCAATCCAGCTCCAAAAGGTAGAGAATGACGCAGCAGATTTCACCCGCTCAATTGTTAGCATCGCTACCCGAGGAGGAAAGGCAAGCAGCACTAGCGGCACTACCCACTGATGTCAGAGCCCACCTCAAGTACTACTGGCCCTTCTGGGCACGACCCAATCAGCTCCAACCCGAAGTCGGAAACAACGGCCTTCCTTGGTCAACTTGGCTTATCCTAGCAGGACGAGGCTTCGGAAAGACACGAACTGGTGCAGAGACTATCCGAGATTGGGTCTGTGGTACAACGCCTCTAGGGAAAGGCTCCTGCTCTCGAATCGCTCTTGTCGCCGAAACTGGTGCCGACGCTCGCGACGTCATGGTACTTGGCGAATCCGGCCTTCTTGCAGTCCATCCCCCTGAATTTAGACCAACTTATCACCCCTCCAAGCGACTCGTAGAATGGCCCAACGGGGCTCAGGCATGGCTCTACAACGCCGTTGAACCTGACCAGCTTCGTGGTCCTCAGCATGACGCTGCATGGTGTGACGAAATGGCTAAGTGGCGGTACATGCAAGATACATGGGACCAGCTGCAGTTCGGTATGCGGCTAGGCGATAGGCCTCGTTCCTTGGTCACCACTACTCCCCGGCCTCTTCCGCTTATTCGCAAACTCATAAACGACCCTTACGTTGCTGTCACCCGTGGCGCTACGTGGGATAACGCTGCTAACATGCCCTCCTCCTTCATTCGTGAAATTGAGGACAAATATGCAGGAACCCGGCTGGGTCGGCAGGAACTTGAAGGAGAAATCCTAGATGATATCCCCGGAGCCCTCTGGAGCCGAGAGTCAATCGACAACTACCGACTTAAAGAAAGTCCTGAAGACCTCCTCAAAGTTGTTGTCGCAGTCGACCCGGCAACGTCTGCTGAAGCAGGCTCAGACGAAACAGGGATTGTCGTTGTCGGACTTGCAAGAGATAAAGACGGCTATGCCCGAGGTTACGTCCTTGAAGACGGAAGCCTTAAAGGAAGTCCGGAAGAGTGGGCTCGAAAAGCTGTCTCACTCTATCGAAAGTATTCCGCCGATAAAATCGTTGCAGAAAAGAACCAAGGCGGCGATATGGTTGCAGCGGTTATTCGCAGCGTTGATCGCAGTGTTCCGATAAACCTTGTCCATGCATCACGCGGAAAGGTCATCCGAGCCGAGCCTATCTCAGCCCTCTACGAACAAGGTCGAGTCCACCACTGCGGACGATTCGACAAACTCGAAGACCAGATGTGCCTCTTTTCAGTGGACAACATTAGGTCTCCCGCTATGGGATCGCCTGACCGAGTTGACGCCCTTGTCTGGGGTCTGACCGAACTGTTCGATAAGATCAGTGGTCGTCGGAGGCTTCCTGTTACCGACAAACCCGGCACAATCAAGGGTGCAGCCTCAAACTACATTCCTTACGAAGCCTCTGAAACATCATGGATGATCTAAATGGACTTTGAAAGTACGGGCTTCGAAGACGCCCCGGAGAAAAAGCCTCGCAAGCCCAAGAAGGGTGAGGCTAAGGCGGTGGAGGCTGTGGCTTACACCAACGACGTCAAGAAGGGTTACGTACCAGAAGGTTTCGATTCTGTCGAGGACTTTCTCAAGGACATGCGAGAAGAGTACCAGCTTGATCTGGACTTTGATCGTACCAACCGTGAATCCGCTCTAGACGACAAGAGATTTACTGCTGGCGAGCAGTGGGACCCTGTTGTGATTGCACAGCGTAAAGGTCTCCCCTGCCTCGTCATTAATAGCATTCCTCAGTTCACGGCACAGCTTGTCGGTGACTGGCGAGAGAATAAGAACGGTATCAAGGTGGTGCCGTCAGAAGATGGTGATGAAGAGGTAGCAAGTGTACGCTCCGACCTGATCCGTAGCATTCAGTACCAGAGCCGAGCAGATCGCGTCTTTAACAGCGCCTTCGAAAGCATGGTACAATGTGGTGATGGCGCGTTCCGGGTCAGTGTTGAGTATGCTCGTAGCTCTACATTTGATCAAGACATCTTTCTTCGTCCTATCGAAGACGCCCTCGCAGTTGTGTGGGACCGTCTCTCAGTTGACCCTACAGGAAGGGATGCCCGACATGTCTTCGTTGATGACCGACTCCCCGAGTCCGAGTTCAAGCGTAAATGGCCGGGACAAGACCCCTCCACTCTCTCTACAACTTATCGAAACAACCTCTATAATGGCGGATGGATCAGCGAGACTGGTGTTAGGGTTACCGAATACTGGCGAATGGTGGAGCGGGACCGACTACTCGGCCTGTTTGAAGACGGCTCGACTCATTTCCTAGACGGCGACAACATGATGCAGATCGTGGAGAAGCATGGTAGTCCGGTACGTACTCGTATCAGCCCCTGCCTCTATGCTCAGATGCATCTTGTCACTGGTTTTAATATTCTCTCTGGTCCTTACGAATACATGATGAATCGCGTTCCTGTCATTCGCATGACGGGTCGTGTAGTTAACATCAGTGGTCGTAGGGTTCGCTTCGGCCTTGTCCGCTTCATGAAAGATGCGGCTCGACTCAAGAACTTCTGGCGTAGCGTTGCTGCTGAACAGCTTGGCTATGCTCCTAAGGCTCAGTGGATTGCCACTGAGTCCGCAGTTGAAGGCCGAGAAGATGATATCCGCAAGGCTCACCTTTCGCGTGATCCTCTGCTGGTTGTTAACGATGAAGCCATTATTGGCCAGAATATTCAGCGACTAGAACCTCCTGCTCCGCAGGCTGCCATCCTCAATGAGGCTGCAGTCAATGCTCAGGATATGAAGGACGTTACTGGTATTCACGATGCCTCCCTTGGCGTCAAGTCCAACGAAACGAGTGGTCGAGCTATTCAGGCCCGACAGCGTGAAGGCGACATTGCAAGCCTTACCTACTACGACAATGCCAACGCGGCAGTCCTTGAGGCAGGCGATGTAATCAACCAGCTTATTCCTCAGATTTATGACGGTACTCGTATTATCCGTGTCATCGGTGAAGATGAAGCAGTTAAGTTCGCTAAGATCAATGATCCTAACGATCCTGCTTCTCCTGACCTTAGCATTGGTAACTACGACGTAGCCATTACTACCGGCACCTCGTATACTACTCGTCGTGTCGAAGCCGCTCAGGCTATGATGGAAGCCATTCAGGTCTGGCCTCAGCTTATTCAGGTTGCCGGTGATATCATCGCTAAGGCACAGGATTGGCCGGGAGCAGACAAGCTGGCTGAGCGACTCAAGAAGACTATTCCGCCTCAGTTCCTTGATCAGGAAGAAGGCGGGCAGCAAGCTCTTACCCCTGAACAGATGCAGCAAATCCAGATGGAAGTGCAGGCTCTGATGCAGGAGAATCAGCAACTCAAGACCGATAAGACTTTGGAACTCGCTAAGC